CACACAGTTGCTGTGCGATAGCTTCTGGTTCTCTGTCAATGATAAACCTGTTCATCAGCAGTATATCCTTTCCATTACTCCGTTGAAGGCGTGGAACATCATCCAGCCCAAGAAGGCCCAGATACACACAAGCAGGAACGTCTCAATGTCGTCATGCGTGAGGTAGTATTCCACAGCCTTGTCCCATAGCTTACTCATACGGCACCCCCAATACATAATTTTCACATGCCATCTCTGCCTCTTCCTCTGTTGGGAACTCACCTAGCCGGAACGTAGTACGACCACCATCTACCACAGCCTGTGCTGCATAGTTGTCATGTGCCAGCACATAGACGTATGCCTCACGGTCTCTGTACTGCCCTTTGCCAAGGTAGCCAGACGCCTGTGTCTTTTGAAAGCTACTCATGCTCACCACCATTGCCTCTGCCAAGCCCACCGAAATACTGCGGCCTACGCTTGGCTGTTTCAAACACACCTGCCGTGATGAAGATGCCAGCAATCAGCATGGCATGGGCGATGGCACTGATGCCAAAGGCAACGACGCTGCCCACCCACATGCTGAAGATGATGCACCACATCCACGCCAG